CAAAGATGAAGATCTTAAAGATGCGTATGCTTACATGAAAGCCGCAGACTATAAACGCTATGATGCTTTCTATGATAAACTATTCGCTGATCTGACTGCTTACAATCAAACTAAGCGAGCCACTAAGAAAGCCGCAGTACGTAAGCCGCCAGCTAAAGAAAAACTGGTCCGTAGCCTAAAATATCTTAAACAAGATGCTGGAATGAAACTGGTATCAATCAATCCAGTGGATGTCGTTGGTGCTGAGCAACTATGGGTCTACAACGTTAAGAATCGTAAATTAGGTCGCTATGTAGCAGAAGATCAAGGTGGCGCACTTGGAGTTAAAGGCACTACGATCATAGGCTTTAACGAAAGTAAAAGCACACAAAAGACTCTGCGTAAACCCGAAGAACAAGTTAAAACATTCTTAGCAAGTAATAAAGTAGAACTACGTAAATTCTTAGAAAATATTAAAACTACAGAAATTAAACTCAATGGACGTATCAACGCTGATACTATCCTACTTAAAGTAATCTAATCCCCTCAAGGTAGCGTAAAGCCAAACTTATCCTGTTGTCGACAATAAATACACGATAACAGGATAATTTACATGTCTTTACTCCCAGCAAACGTTTCAGCAACCGGTAATTTAACAGCTACTCTTAGTATGCAAACTGATAGTCTGTATAATACCTATACAGGCACAGGTGCTGGACATATAGCCTTTGATGCTAATCTACAAGCACAATTAGACACAGTAGCCACACAAAAAAATATAATCAAAGACTACATTCGCCTACGATTGGGTGATGGTATGATTGATGTCGAAGCTGACAGCGAACACTATGAAATGGGTATTACACAGGCCCTTATCCGTTATCGTCAACGTAGTAGTAACAGTGTAGAAGAAAGTTATGCATTTTTAGATTTATATCCCGAAACACAAGAATATATACTACCTAATACTGTCATGGATGTTAAGACAATTTATCGTCGTGGTATTGGTAGTGTAACCGGAACAACAGCTAGTCAATTTGAACCATTTGCGAGTGGTTACTTAAACACTTATATGTTAGTAGCAGGACGTGTTGGCGGATTAAGTAACTATGAACTGTTTGTAGACTATCAGAAATTAGCCATGCGTATGTTTGGTGGATTTATGAACTTTACATGGAACAAAGTTACTAAAAAAATTACTCTGGTTCGTAAAATGCCTTTCCAAGGCAGCGGGGCAACACTTAGATTAAGGAGTTTAACAGCAAGTGGAACAGCAGTTGGTAGCACAGTTACATTCCAAATTTCAAACCAAGGTCCCTGGAACGGTGTCGGCGTAGGAAGCACAGTTACTATCAGTGGATGCCCTGTTTCTGGATATAATGGTACCTATACTATTGCTACTGTTGATCCAACGCAACAAATATTTACATTCTTAAATACCGCGGCACTTGGCGCCACAGTAGTCAATGACATATCTTTAGCATCAACGTATGTAAGTTCACCAAGTAGTCCAGATAATGCAGTAACTGAAACAGTATTATTACATTTATATAACTACAAACCAGACATTATGCTACTCAATGACCCAGGCACATTCCCGTGGATCCAAGACTATGCCTATGCCCTGGTAATGATGAGCATCGGGCAAGCACGTGAAAAGTTTGCGACTATTGCAGGTCCACAAGGCGGCACTACTCTAAACGGCACAGCACTTAAATCAGAAGGGCAAGCCCTATTAGATCGGTTGGACGATGATATCAAGAACTATGTTGATGGTAGTATGCCATTAACTTGGATAACTGGTTAAACATCTATAGACAACAGTCTGAAATTCTCGTAAAATAGTAGTATCAACTAAGGGGAATTCAATGAGTCAAATCATCGGTATCGTGGGCTTTATCGGCTCAGGTAAAGATACGGTCGCAGACTATCTGGTTAATTTTCATAGATTTAAACGCGAGAGCTTTGCTAACAGCTTAAAAGATGCCGTAAGCCAAGTTTTTGGTTGGGATCGTGAATTGCTTGAAGGGCGCACCAAAGAAAGCCGTAATTGGCGCGAAACACCGGACGAATGGTGGAGCAAACGACTTAAGAAAGATATAACTCCAAGATATGTCCTACAGTATTGGGGTACCGAAGTAGTCCGTAAAGGATTCCACGATGATATGTGGGTAGCCAGCTTAGAGCATCGCTTACTTAACACTAAAAATGACATCGTAATTACAGACTGTCGTTTTCCAAATGAAATTAACGCTATCCGTAGCGCAGGCGGTAAGGTAGTACGCATCAAACGTGGGGTTGAGCCCATATGGTTTGATGACGCTAAGAGCATGAACAAGGGTGCTACTAGAAATACTAGTTGGGCACTAAGTAAGCATCGTATCGAAGAGTTAGGAATTCACGCCAGCGAAACTGCTTGGGTGGGACAAAAGTTTGATGTGGTGTTAAATAACGATGGCAACATTGAAGAACTATATCAACAGATTGAATCTAATATAATTAATAATCAGGTACAAGATCGCCTTGACGCCATCCTAAACCCTCTCGGGCAACTTCATATTGACAGTTAGCACAGACTGTTTTTAAATTAAGTTGATTGTTATTATTTAGATTACCATCAGTATAATAGACAAATAACTGTTCTCGATGCTTGGCTTTAAAGCCACACTTTTCACAGTGTGGTTTCTTTTTGTAACCTTCTAATAGCCAACGAGGCTTAGATGCAGGCTTGTGATTTTTCTTACGGATACAACTATCACAGCGACTTCTATAATAGGTAAGATCCCCACGTTTATAATTGACTGCACTGGGTTTTTTACCACAAGCAGCACATAATTTTCGCCATTGCATATACCTATTTATGCGAACCTTTAAAAGGGCACTCTAAGCTACCAAAAATAAGAAAAAATCATAAATAGTTTAAAGCATCATTTAAAAGGAACTATTATAATGGCATCATTAACATCTCCAGGCGTATCGGTTACCATAATTGACCAAAGCCAATACACACCAACATCAGCTGGGTCAATTGCTTATGTCTTACTTGCTACAGCAACAAATAAACAAAGTCCAAGCGGTACTGTTGCGACAGGAACAACTATGGTCAACGCCGGTAAAGTAGTTACAATTACCAGCCAACGCGATCTAGTTAATATATTTGGAAACCCATATTTTGAAATGGATGCCAACGGCAATCCAGTGCAAGACAGTGAAGTAAATGAATACGGCTTATTAGCTGCTTACTCGGCCTTAGGTGTAACAAACACAATGTATGTTCAACGTGCTAACGTTGACTTGTCCCAACTAGAAGGCACAAGTATCCGTCCTACAGGCACACCAGCAGATGGCACATATTGGTTAGATCTAACCAACACAAACTGGGGTATCTATGAGTGGACTGCTGAAGCTGGATTTACATACACAACTCCAACAATAATTACAGATGTCGGCTACTTAGTAGGCGGCACAACTAGCGGCGCACCTTTAGCCTCATTTGGTAGTATTGGTGACTATGCGGCTAACGCAACAAACAGCAATAATCCGATCTATTACAAAGGATACAACAACAGTTGGTCATTGGTAGGTAGCGATAGCTGGAAATCACAAGTTGCCGCAGTGCGTGGTACAACCAGCGGCGTAACTATTTCAGCAGGTAGTAAAGTAATTATCAACGGTAATACTGTTAACATGACTGGAACTACTATTAGTTCAGCAGTTACTAACATCAATGCCGCAACTATTCCGGGTGTTAGTGCTTCACTTAACTCAGTTGGTCAAATCCAACTATACGTAAACAGTGGCACGATTATCTACAGCAACGCTGCAGGTAACGCTCGTGGTACTATTGATACAGCTACAGCTACAACTAATACATTACAAATTACCAAAGGCAGCGTATTAACAGGAAATCTTGATGTTGCAGCTAATTTAGGTATCCTACAATCTAATATCGCTACAATCTCAAATGGCGGTAATACATACGCATACAATGGTCCAACATTGACATTTGCAAGTTATACAAATCCTCCAGCATGGAGAGAAACAGACGTAACACCACGTCCAGATGGCAGTGTTTGGCTTAAAACATCAGCAACAGGTAATGGTGCAAGCTGGGCTATTAAAGAATATAGCGCAACAACAAGTAGCTTCCAGTCATTGACAAGCTCATTATATGCTACAGATGCGGCAGCTATACAAGGATTAGATCCAGTTGGTGGCGGAGCTACATTGGCCGCAGGTGCCCTGTATGTTAAATATGACACGGCTAGTACAACAACAACACAGTTTAAACCGTTCATTAAAAACGTAGCAGGTGTAGTTACAGTAACAGGTAACGTGGCAGGCGGATCAGCAACATATAACTCAGGTGATAGCTTCCTGATGGAAATCACTGTTCCTGGTTCAGCAACATTAGCTAATGCTACAGTTACACTATCGGCCAACACAGCAACTAACTTGGTAACCAGCATCTTATCAGCCAACTTACCAAATATCACAGCAGGATTTGATTCCAGTGGTAGGATTTATATCAGTCACTTAGCTGGTGGTACTATACAGTTCACATACCTAGTAGGTTATCCAATAACCACAGCTGGTATTATTAACGACACACATATACAAGTAATATCGGCAGGACTGGTATATCTAGCAAGCCCGTTTACACCATTGACTTACACTTATTCAACAACGGCTCCATATAGCAATCCAGATGATGGCACGCTATGGTATTACAGCAATCCATTGGATGCGGATATCATGATCAGCGATGGTACAGCTTGGAAAGGTTACCGCAATGTTTCTACTGATGCACGTGGTTATGACCTAACTAATACTGATCCACTTGGTCCTATCCTAAGTGCTACCCAACCAACAACACAGGCTGACGGCACCAGTCAGGTAGTAGCAGGTGATTTATGGATATCAACAGCAGCAGCTGACTTAGAAAATTACCCAGTGTTATACCGTTATAACGGTATTATATGGGACCTAATCGACAATGCAGATGATGTTGATGCGAATGGTATCTTATTTGCAGATGCACGTTGGGATACAGATGGCACGGTTAATCCAATCACTGACGATCTACCAAGCATTAGTTCACTATTAACCAGTGACTATATTGATTCAGATACTCCGGACTATAGACTATATGCACGTGGTACGGTATTATTCAACACACGTCGCAGTGGTTACAATGTTAAAAAATTCCGTGTGGGTTACTTTGAGAATGATACAAACCCACCAACTGAAGTTGATGCATGGGTAAGTTATAGTGGTGTGGATCCTACAACCAATGTTCCATACTTTGGTCATAAATCACAACGTAACACAGTGGTAGAAGCGATGAAATCAGCTATAGCAACAAGCACAGAGCTACGTGAAGAAGGCACACAGTTTAATTTAATCGTTTGCCCAGGATACCCAGAGTTGATCAGCGATATGATCGTATTAAACAATGATCGTACTAACACTGCATTCATCATTGGTGACAGTCCGATTGATCTAAACTCAAATAGCACATCATTACAACAGTGGGCCAACAATACCAACTTAGCAGTAGATAACGGCGAAGAAGGCCTAGTCAGTAACAGCGAATATTTAGGTGTTTACTATCCAAGTGGTCTTGGTACTGATCTGAGCGGTAATGCTGTGGCAGTTCCGCCAAGCCATATTATGTTACGTACAATTATCCGTAGTGACTCAGTTAGCTATCCATGGTTTGCACCAGCTGGTGTACGTCGTGGTCTAGTAGATAACGTCAGTGCAATTGGGTATGTTGATCGTACCGATGGTAGCACATTTAAGAGCATTGGTGTAACAGAAGGTCTGCGTGATATACTATACTCAGCAAGAGTTAATCCACTAACGATCTTACCAGGTGTTGGTATTGTAGCCTACGGTCAAAAAACACGTTCAGCAACAACATCGGCAATGGATCGTATTAACGTAGCACGTTTAGTGTGTTACCTAAGAACTGTTTTAGCTAGAGTTGCAACACCATACATTTTTGAACCAAATGATGCTATTACACGTGGTCAAGTACAGTCAGCGTTTAATGCTGTATTCCACGATTTGATCGCTAAACGTGGTATCTATGACTACTTAGTAGTATGTGATGAAACAAATAACACAGGTGATCGCATTGATCGCAATGAGTTGTGGGTTGACATCGCAATACAACCAGTTAAAGCAATCGAGTTTATTTATATTCCGGTTCGTTTACAAAACACAGGTGCAGTTTTAACAATACAATAATATACGCAGTTAATGGGAGGGTAACTCCTCCCAAAGCGTAGGCAATAAAAGGTAAATATATAAAAGGATATACAAAATGGCAACAGCGTCATTAACCAACTTTACAGTACCATTATCAACAAGTCAAAGTGCTAGTTCACAGGGCTTGTTAATGCCAAAA